AGCATATGTTCCATTATTCATTACAATACTATTAGTTCCAAGATCTACATTAGTAGTAGCACCTGTATAAGGAACTTTAGCATCTAATTCAGTTTGCAAATCTGGTTGATCTGTAATGTCTCCAAGTATATCTCCCCAAGTTGCAAGAGATGGGGTAAACACTTTAAAGTAAATTTCCCCTGCAATAGAATCATTCTTAGATATAGTAGCAATAATTATTGGAACAGAAGGTTTAGTTACAGTTAAATTCCCACTAGTACTTAAATATAAAATAGCATTTCCAGTTCCGTAAGCTGAAGTATTTATGTTTAAAATAGAACCTTCTAATATTACTTCTCCATATTGACCTGGAGATATAGAACTTAAAGTGTAACCTAATGGGTAAACTTTACAATCAGCATTATCATAAGAAGCTAAGTGAGCAGTTTTACCTTTTACAATAACAACTTTGTTAGAAGAAATTGTACTTGCAGTACCATTATAAACTTTTATTTTTTTACCGTCAGATATAATCATTTAATCTTACTTTAAGTGTTACGTGTGTTACTATATCGCTAGTCATTTTAATTGTAGTATATTTTCCTATTTCAGCTTCTACATCAATAGGAGTACCATTACTGGCTTTTACAATAGTTAAATTAGCATTAGTATCACTTTTAACTATCTCTTTTAATACGCAATCATATGGTATCGTAAAGTTAATATAATCTGTAGTTTGAAAGTCAAAATAATATTCTCTATTTAATCTAAGGTCATCAATTAATGGTCCTAATCCTCTAGTATGCAATTCTATTAAATACAGGATTCTTTCTGTTTTAGTAGAATACGGATTACTATCAGTAGCATAAAGATATGGGGTTGTATTAATCAACCCCACATTCTTTAAAATTCTATTGAGTAGTATTTCCGATTTTGTACTTTGCATTACTTAATAATGACTTTCATTACTTCATAGTTAGCAACTGAAATATCTTTTGGAACGTCTGCTTCTTTAATTGTTGCAAGTTCTAAAGTTGTTTCTTTTTTAAGTTCAGCGTCTGCATTAGCTAATTGCTCTTTACGAGCAGCAATAACTCCTGCATTTTCTTCTTTAGCTTCCATTTTTTGTAAAGACTCAAGATCTTCAGCATCCATGTATTTTTTAGCCTCAATAGAAAGAGTAATAAACTCTTCTGTTGGAACTACCATATCTTCAATATACTGAAGATGATTTTTAATTACTTCTGAATTAGAAATAACTGCTTTTGCAAAGTCAAGACCTTTACATTCTTTACTGTCTTGCAGTGCTTTAAACAAGTTTAAAAAAACTTGGTTTGTTGCTGTAATTTGCATATTGTGTTGGTTTATGTGATTACTTTGGTTTATTAAAATTTGAATTAAATAAAGATAATGGTAAACCTTCTAAATTTGAAGGAGGAGCAATACTAGGTTTATCTCTATCAGTAAAATTAAAGTTAGTTATATCAGGTCCATATTGTTTAACACTAACTAATTCTGAAATAGTATTAGTAGGTGCTGGATTTCCTATAAATTTACTATGATGTGGATATGTAGCATTAACTCCCCCACCTATTAAAGTATATCCAGGATCAAATGAAGTAAAAGCAGCAGGTAAAGTATTATGTAAAATTCCTTTAGCTATTGTATCAATTGCTATAGCACCATCAGTATCAGATGCTGGTATATCCCATCCAGTTAGTAAATGTCCACCAGATCTATCGATTGTAGCAGAATTTCCAGCTCCAGAACCTGCATTATAAAATAAATTTAATCCATTACTTAAACTTACTCTTTTACCTATTCCTGTAAGATTAGTATCTGTTGTAAAAGTAAATGGAATTTCAGTAATAGTATTAGTTGTTGGATTAATACAAAGAACTTCTGTACAAACAGTGGTACTAGCTCCTAATCTAGGCGCTGGTACTATATAAATTTTTAAAGTTGTAATATCATGATCAGCATTTCTAGGTTTTTCTAAAAATGCATAATGTGCTGAAATTCTTTTACCACCAGGAGCTACTAATCCAGTAGCAGATACTATTTCTGTAGCACTTCCCCAAGCGTTTATATCTAAATAAAATATTCGACCTCTACCTACATCAGCAGTATTAGCGTTATTTGTTGAACTTGAAGGTCCAGGAATAAAATAAATTCTTCCACTAGGATGAACAATTATATCTATAAAAATTTTTATTTTATTATAAGCTTGTCCTGCAGGTGCTGTATTAGCATAAGCTTTTAGAGTGCCGCTTGCAGGAGGTATATCTATATAAGAAGTTCCAGCAGAATCTTTCCATTGTAAATTAGTACTACATAATGGAGTGCTATTTAAACTTAAATTTTGATAATATCCAGTTTGTAATGAAGCAACATCTCCTGAAGCATTTGTTGTAGGAGTAAATCTATAATATGGAACTAAAGTACCTGTACTATTTCCATATCCAAATACATAAATTTTACCATCTGTTCCTAATACTGCTGCGGTTATTGCAGCATTTGGAATAGATATTGTAGGACTTTCTGCGTAATTAGGATGAAGATTCATTAATTTCCATCTTCCACTAGTAGGATTAAATACTACCCATTTATTAGTACCTGCTTGATTATCAACTGGAGGAAAATATATTAATCCATTTGGAGCTAAAATTCCAGTATTAAATCTAATTCCATTATTTCCTGAATTAGGAGGAGCCATTTCTGGAAAATTTGCTTGAGCAAATCCTGCTTGATTTTCGGATAATCCTGTATCTGCTACAATATAATTTACAGTAGGAATAGAATAATTAGTTGTAGCAGTATTACTAGTTCCAGGAGTTATTTCTAAAATAACACTAGTTTTTGTAACTCCACTTATATCACAACTTCTACATGTCATAATAGAATACATCTTACCATTAGGAGCTAATGTAGGTTTTGTAAAAGTTCCTGTATAATTAAAAGAAGCTGAAAAATTTCCTAAATTTGATAATGTATGCGTGAGTGCACTATATCCCCAAATAGATGATTGATGCGTTGCTAATGTTAACATATTTAATTTTAAAATTAAGTAGTTGGTGGAATTATTACATTAGTTATATCTCCAAATAAATACCAAGAATCATATGTAGTTGTACCATTACCAGCAGATTTTTTAATTAAAGTTGCAGCACTATATTGAGTTCTTAAATGTCTCATATTATTAGCACTATTAATTACAACAGTATTAGCATTTAAAGATTCAACACTTAATTGTCCTGTACCTAACTGTATAATAGTTACTTGATAACCTATTGGAAAATTAGGTAAAGTATTAGGTAATTTTAGAGTACAAGCAACTAGAGCAGAAAAAGTAATTACTACTCCTGCATCATTAGTTAAAGTTGTAATAGTTTGATCTATTGGAGTCTGAGGATTTAATGGACGTAATCCTGTTGTACCTAAAGCATCTGTAGCAAGTAATGTCCAAGTAGTAGTATTAACACTAAGATCTCTAAAACCTCCTACACCAAAAGCACCATTAGTACCTGGTGCACCATTTGCTCCTGCAGGTCCTGTAGCCCCTTCTAAAGCTAATATTTCCCAATCACTATTAGTATCTGGAGTACCAGATGCTGGATTATTATTTGCAATTTTAACATAAGAAGTTCCATTATATTGAACTGCATCATTAACTACATAAGCAGTAGGAGTTGGACTTGCTGACCAACTTCCTCTCCAAGTTAATCCATCAATACTAGCAGCTTCTCCTTGTGGACCTGCTGGACCTACTAAAGAATCTAAAAAATCTTGTTCACTTCCTTCATTACCTTGAGCTAGCCAAATGTCATAAGCAGATGCACCGCATATATCAGCACAATCTGCACCTGTAGCTCTTATTATAACGGTTTCACCACCAGTTATTTCTACATTATCAGTAAATGTAGTTCCTCCGTCAGTGCTAAATTCAACACTATTATCTTCGTTTGTTAAAGAAAATGCTTCAATACCCATAGGGATAGTTTTAATTATTATTTTTGGAATTTTTATTTGTTGATTACAAAGCGTATTTAAATAGCTTGTAAATAACTGAAGATAGTTAGTATCATTTAACTGATCTTCTGTATTATAATTGGGATCATTAACTCCTGCAAAAGGACGTTGATTATATATACAATCTAAACCTTCTCCAGTTGATGGATTATATTTAGATAAAAGATACTGAATTATTACTGTCTTAGATAACTCAACTGGATTACAATCTACCCCTCCTATTAATTTATCATAATAAGAATCCCCACTATTTCCAATACAATCATACTTACTTGAAACGTAAGTATTAAATGGATTTCCGTATAAGGTACTTGGTATTTGTCCCATTAGCAATTACAATCACAAGTTGAATCACAAAGTTCTGCAGCTTTATTATATTTTTCTTGCGCTGCGGCAATATCTCCGTTAGCTGCATCAACAACTGCACATCGAATTAAAATTAAAATTTTTTCTATTTTTCTGATTACATCGTGGCAATCTCCACCTTCACAATTACAATTGATTACTGTGCCTAATAAATTAGCCATGCAACAATCAATTGCACAAGTTCCTAAAGCATATGTAGAAGCAATATAATCTACTTCTTCTTCATTGCTTTTAAATTCAAATTTAAATAACCCATTAAAATTAATAATGCTTTCTATTAATGCATCTAATTCATCATCTCCTGCATCATATAATTGATTAGTATTAGTAGTTAAAGAAGTAACACTAAAATTAATAGCTCCTGTATCAGTAGTATTTACATCAGGATCTCCTTCATAAATTTTAGTTTCTACTTCACCATTTACTAAATAAACATTAATATAAACTGCTCCTCCAGTTGTTGGAGAAATTCCTCCTCCTGACAAGTAAAAATATCCACTTGTACAATTAGGACTAAGATTTAATAAACTTGCAGATGTAGGCATTTAATTTTATTTATTACAAATATAAGATAAAAAGCCCCACCAAATTGTGAGGCTTTTTAATTAATTAAGATTAGTTAGATCCTAGGATTACTTGAGAAGTACCAATAGTAGTAATTCCTAATACATCATCCATAACAGTGTTAGCATCATCTGTTGCGTTAGACAATGCAGTAGAACCTTTACCCCAATAAATACGAACATTATTCAATTCTGCAGCACGAGCAATACCAGTAGAGGTAGGATGATCATGAGCATAAGAAATATCAATAACATCATATTTATATGTAGGTTGAGCAAATTCAGGAAATGATGTTGGGAAATACATACGGTTAAAGTTACCATATTTTGCACGCATTGATTTTTCATCAGAAATTGCTTGCCAGTAGTTTCCTTGATGTGAATCATAACCAGTAATTGATTGTGTATCTGCAAGAGCAGTTCCATCAGAATAGGTCAAAGTAATATCAAAGATAGTACCTGGGTGACGAGCAGTAATAGTAAAGGCAGTAGTATTATCAGCTACAGTAAACATTTTGTTTAACAAAGTATTTCTTCCCAAAAGTTCATATACTGCAGTACAAAGACCTGCTACAGTGTTACCATGGTTATAAGCTCCATTTGCTTCTGGAACTTCAATGTTAAAGATCATACGACCTGCAGAGTGATTACCTACTAAAGGAAATGCAAATTTTGTTGATCCAGTAGCTGCACTAGTACCAGTAGAGATATCTAAAGAAGTAGATCCAGGATTTACAAAAGACTCATAACAAGTAGGTACAGAACGCAATGCTATACGAACCATAACAGGTTGATCTGCAGTAGTAATATTTGATACCATTACAGGAGTTACAGCAATTGAATGCAATTGAGTAGCAGTATATGCATAGTACTTAATTGCTTTAATGTCTGCAACATTAATAATAGGACTAGCAATTGGAAAACCAGAAGGCATTCCTTGAACTACTTGAATTCTTTTTGCTCCTGTATAAGCAGTAGACAACCAGTCTCCAGCGTCTACATCCCAAAATCCTAGTTCAACTGCAGATGCAGTGCCAGTTAAATCTGCAAATACTGTTCCAGCTGCAGTTTGAATTGATGCGTCAGTAGTATTTGAAAAAAATACTTGACTTAAATTTGAAGGTGCCATTTTTTTAATTTTTTAGGCGTTTAACATTAATTTATTTATTCGCTTTCAAATGTTTCCATCGATTGCGTGTTATACCGTTGGGATTCTAATCCCTCTAGTATGCTTTTAATTGTCATCTCTACAATCTCTTCGTGTGTGTGAAATGGTAATTCACTTCCAGTTCCAAGGTTGTAAGAGATAGCAATTGGTTTTCTCAAATACTTAATTATTGCTTTTTTGGCAATAAACATATTTGTTGTATATATATCCAAATAACTTTCTTCTATGTTGTAGAACGGCAAGTCGTAATCTGTTTTATTAAATGGATCATCTAATAAAGCATATATATCGTCATGCTGAGCAAATGTACAATAACAAATTCTATTATACAAAGGAATTTCAGAGTTTGTTCTAAAGTCTCTGGTTTCCGTTGAAAGTGTTATAAACTCGTTAAAGTAAGAAATAGCAGTTTGAGTATTATCTAATGGATTAACCCATACTGAATAAAAACATTTATTGTACAATGGATCTAATTCATCAGAAACAACATCTAACGCAATATTAAATTTAAATTGCAAATACAAATGATTTGAATCTACATTAGGAGATATATGTTGAGTTATTCCTGCAGAATTTTGTTCAGGTAATGCTAATACTGGGTGAATGTCTGATATATAATTATCAGAATTCATTAACTTTTCATTAGTAGTTAAATCTATTGTATTGATTTTAGTCCAAGTTGTATTAGAACTTTTAAATACATATAGGTCTTTAAGTAAATATCCTTTAACAGGAGGATTTAAATCAAACTTTACATACCTTAAACTAGATACTATTTTTCTTTGTTCTGGAACAGCAGTGCAAGAATACTTAGTCTCTGCTCTAACTGATACAAGAAAAAGATAATCTAGTGGAAGAGTATATCTATCCACATAAATAGGAGAATATTTAGAAGTATAAACTTCTCCATAAAATTGAGTATTATCTTGATGTTCTACAATCAAAGATTTAAGATCATCAATTCTTTTTTGAGATTGTTCAAATCCTTTATTTTGACGATTAGATCTAGCATTAAATCGTTGTTTAACAAATCTAAGTTGAGCTAAGTTTAACTCATGATCTATTTCTTCAGGTAATAAGTTGTCAACCTGGAAAGATGCAAGTTTTTGCACCCCCAGGTTAACAGCTATATGCATTTCATTTACAGTCATTATTTAACTTCTTTAAGTTGTGCGCGCATTGCGTTTACAGCTCCAGAGTTTTTCTTATTCTTAAAATAAACAATTGCGTCTTTCATAGTTTCTCCGATTGTTTCATCTTGGTAAATGATTTGATTACCAATTTGACGAAGAACATTTTTTTCAATCATTTCTAAAATTTCAGAACGTAACTCTAAAGTGTCGTCTTTACAATACTTCAAAAAGCGTTCTGGATTAGAATCTTTTACATCATAAAGTTGGTTTTCAACTTCCATGTCAGTTAAATTATCTGGATTTCCTTTTGATAGTACACGCAACAAGGTACGCATTAAATCAAAGTTTCCAGTCAATTTAATAAATTCTTTATCAGCCTCTTTCTTAAGTTGAACTTTGTTGTTCTTTTTAAGAAGATCTTTTTGAGGATCATAAATATAAAACCGTTTTTCGGGAGAAGTTTTCATTTCATCTTCAGACATTGCAACTTGACGATGTTTAATTGCCCACTTGTATCTAATGTAATCCATTGGATTAATTGGCGTACCATCTTCAGTTGTTTCAATGTTTAACTCTACTCCTTCAAATGGAACTGTAATGCTTAAACTAGACCAGAAGTCTTTTGTTTTTGCAGGCCATTCGTTGTGTGTAGGTGGAACATCAACCAATTCTTTCAATAATTTTTCTTCTTCTTTACCTTCTACTCCTTTGAGTGGAAGTCTGTTTACAAAGATGGATCCAATTTTAACTTTAGCTCCAGCTCTGATTTCTTTTGGAAGGTGATTAAGTACTTCCTTTCTTCTAATAATAATTGTTCTCATAATTTTGTTCTTTTTATTTAATTATTTCCCAGATTAAGAATAACTAGGAATTTTTTATATTTAGAAAAAATGAGGGGAGGGTTAACTCCCCCCATCTTTTTATAAACCAACACAACTTAAGATGCAACACACTGAAGATCCAAGCTAGTATCGAAGCGACGAAGCAAAATACCAGCAGTCTTCAACATATGCACAGAAGCGCCATCAATATCACTTGCACGAGTGTCAGTTTCAGTAAATCCTTTTGGAACAACTGAACCTGCAACACACCAACGCAACAACTCACGACCTTTTTTGTTAACCATTTGCAAGTTGTTTTCACCATCATAAGTAGATTGGTCAACAAATACCATGCGATAAGATTCCAAAGGCAAACCAGAAACTGGGTGCTTTTTAGAAGCTTGAGCAACAGGACCGTGATCAAACAAAGGAGATTTAACTACGTTAACTCTATGACCATCAACATGCTCATAACTAGTGAAGTAACCAGTGATACCCAAGTTACGACCAGAACCAGTAATAAAGGTAGGTTGAGTAGTTTGCAAATAAGAGTTAGAAGAGTAGTAAGTCTTCAAAGCGCGGTCAAACTCACGAGCTCCACCGATACCAGTATAAAGAGTTACTTGCTTGTCAGTAGCATCAGTCATACCATAGAACAAATCACCAATAACTTCTTCAATTTTAGCTTGAGTCAAGTTAGAGTAAGTGTCTTTGTTAATGATTTGCTCCAACAAACCAGGACCAGAAACTACAGGTTGACCATTCTCATCCAACATAGTGCTAACACCATTTGCATCATGAGTTTTTTGACCATACCAATAGTACATTTCACACTCTTCTTTAAACTTCAACATGTGACGGTACTCTTCGTAATCCATCCACAATTTAGTCTTACTTCCTTCTTTCAAAGGCAATTCAAATTGAGCAACATAATCTTTAGCATTTCCAGAAAAATGGTAAGATTTACGTACAGTACCAATTTTGCTACGAACCAAACCAGGAGCAGTCCAGTTAGATGCATTACCACGAGAAAAGTCAATTCCTACGTTAGCATACATCATACCCCACAAAGCACCAGGAGAAGCATCAGCAACAGATACAGAAGCTGTATCAGGAGATACTAGACGCAAAGTGTACTTCCAACCTGAACCATCTGGTACTGGTTCACTCATAATACGAGCAAGAGTACCTGATTGAGATACCAAAGTGTAAGGAAAAATGAACCATTTATCAGGAAAAGTCAAGAAAAATGGAGCACCACCAGCACCTTGAACAGCAGCAGGAGCAGCAGAAACAACAGGACGAACATTTATTTCGTGAGTTTTAACACGATATTCATATTCGTAGCGATCAATTGAACGAGTGTTTCCAACACCTTCAGTCAAGAAAGACAATGGAAATTTCTTTTCCTCACGACCAGCCAAGTGAGTAATGATAGGAGAGATCTCCTCTGGACGTTCCATAAGTGCGTTAACCAACGAGTTAGTGTCGGTCATTTGGGCATCGTTATAGTACGTTTTAAGAACTTGCATTAGAGCCATAATTATATTTATTTAAAGTTAATTGTTATATTGCTTAGTTACCCAAACAATGCTTTTAGATCCAGATTATCTGCATCAAATTTCTTTCCTTTTTTATCGTTGGTTTGCATTGACCTTACACGCTCTTCGTTTTGTTTAATTTTTTCTTTTAAACTAACAGCACTTTCAGTCTTTGCTTTTACGTTAATAATATCTTTCAAGTTAAAGCCTTTATACATCAAATAATCCAAAGCTAGTTTAGCTTCTAGATTAGCTTCTGCATAATCCTTATCTCTACGAGTCTGACCATTATCGCTAATAGGTTCAGAAATGTAATCAAAGAATTTAGCTTTTTCACGATCTGGGATACGGATACCAGCAAATTCTTTTCCTTCTTGAATTGTACTAGCTACACCCTCCCAAAATCTTTCGTTTTCTTCTTGAGCACGTTGTTGTTGCTCTTGTTGTTGACGAACTAAACCATCACGTTCCTGCTTTTGAATAGTAGCAAGATTACGTTGAGCAACTTTAGCTCTGTCATACAACTTACCAGAATCTTCATAATCATTAATCATGTCTTTGATAAATTCATCGTCATGACCTTTGGTTCTTAAAAATTCAGTAATCATATATTTCTGAGTACGAGAATCTTCTTGCTCTAACTCAATATTTTCAAAACTCGCTCTTGGATTGTAAGCATCAAAGAATTTTTCAGGATCCCCACCTGCTAAAACAAAATCCAAATGTTTTTGTACTAAAGGGAATTGTTTAAACAAACCATCAAGTTGATCTTCTGCAATGTTTTGTGCAATGTCTTTAGTAAATTCTGCTAGACCTTCTTCTGTCTCTGCATACTCTTTTTCCAATTCGTAACCAAGAGATTTAGCAATAGAAGAAATAATACCATCGTCACCATCACCGAAATTACCACTGTTGTCATCATCGTCAGAATCAGCAGTATCATCGTCATCAGAATCATCTGTGTCCAGTTTTTTAGATAATTTACTGGACTTTTTATCATCTTCTTCATCATCTAATGGATCAGATTTAATATCATCATTATCATCGCTGTCATCAGCGGCTGAAGCAACTTTTGCACCTTCGTCTGTGCTAATTGCTTCGATTCCATCCCCTAGAACATCGTCTAAAGTAATGTCTTCAAATTTAACTGTGGGTTTACTCATATCACAAAGATATATTAAGGGTTTTAATTAAAAACTGTTTAATTATTTTTTATAATTTGCTTTATTATATAACACTTTCATTTTAGAACTGTTACAAGTATAGCATTTTTTACCTCCAGTTTTATAAGCTCTAATTAATGTATGTGTAACAGGATCTAAAATATAGTTATTTTCAATATCGTAAGGTTTACCACCTAGTAATTTAATTGGATCTATATTTCTTAAAATGTTAATTACATTTTTATCTTCCATTTTTTGCATATTAGCATTTGGAACATTTCTGATTACTCCTCTTTTTGCCCAAGGATTAAAATCCCATCTATCATGCGCTCTTAAATGTATGTTTCCATCTGCATCTATTTTTTTATGATATAAAAATCCTCCTCTTACTCCAAATTCATCTGCAGCACTTAATACATCTGTAAACCCTTCATCTTTTAAATAACCTGAAGCAGCTCCCCCTCTTCTTGCGTCATCAACATCAAATTTTTGTGCAAATCTAAATTCTTCAGGATTTTCATCCATCATTTTTTCTATATCTTTAAAAGTTTTATTTTTAAATTCAGGATTACCTGATAATTTTTCAGAAATAGCTTTTAAAGATTTATCATACGCATCTTTAGAAATTATACCTTTTTTAAATTCTCTTGTTAATTTATTTGCTTCAATATTAGATACTAAATGACTTAATTTTCTATCACTCATATCATATCTAGCTGCATTTAATACATATTTATCATCACCAATTTTTGAAAATGTATTAAATAATTGAGGTTTATTCCAAGTAGTTCTCCAAGCATCTAATCTTGCTTCAGTAGGTATAGAAATTCCAGAAGGACTTTCTTTTGGATTAAATAGTGTTCTAACTTGTTTTTTAAATAACTCTTGTTTATATGGTTCTCCTTTTTTTATAGCATCTACTACACTTAATCTATCGTCTATCATAGCTTCCATAGTTTTAAGTTTTACATTAGTAGCATTTCCTTTTAATCCATGATACCCATATTTAACTAAATTAATAGGAAACTGTGCTAATTTTTCTTTTACTCCATACCCTATTGGTTCAATTCCCCAATATAAACTTTCTGCTAATGCTTTTTTACCAAGTTGTTTTCCTAATTTAACTGATGGTAAAACTCCTAAAGTGTGTAAACCTAATTCAGCGGCTCCTCCTAAAGTAGTATATGTTTCTTTTTCTGTTAAATCTTTTCCAACTCTTGCAACATCCATTACAGCAGAAACAGGATTAAATGCTCCTATTACATCGCTCATAGGAGATGATGTAGGATAGTTACCACTTAAGTTACCTTGTGGTACATAACCTCTTTGCATTAAAGATCCTACTGCATCAAGAGGTTGATCCATTGCATAAATAAACTGATTTTTTAATCTTTCTGTTCCTTCAGTTGCTGGTTTTATTTCTCCTTGATCTAATAAATCTTCTTTTATTTTTGCTAATTTATCTTCTTCAGCAATTTTCTTTTTAGTAGTAGCTGTCTGAACTTTTTGTTTAGGAGTTACTCCCTTAACATCATCTTTTTTAGCTTCTTCTATTCTAGGATTAAATGTATAAGTATTATCTTGAGTAGCAAAGTTAGGTTTAAGTCCTTCCATTAATAAATCTTCATCGTAAAGATTACGTGTTTGTTTTTTAGGAGGATCTTTAGGGCCTCCATCTTTCATTAACTGTGGAGCAGTCTCATTAAAAGACATTACCAAAGGTTTAGCTTCGGATTGTGCAGGCTGAGGTACTTTATAGTTAGGAGTAGTAGCAGGAGGAGTAGGAAAACTAATAGGTTCTGGTTGTTGAATGGGTTGTTGTTGCTGCTGTTGAGACTGAGCTTGCAATTGCTGTTCATATTGATCAAGTACTTGAGGATTTTGTAAAGCCTCTATTGTATTAGGATAACCTAATTGCTTTACTCGTTCTAATATCTGTCTTCTAGTAGCATTATCCATTACTTCAAGAAAGTAAGTTTGTACTTAGCTTTATTAATATCTGCTTTAATCTCATCTAGTAAGTTATTGAATTCAGAAAATTTACTTTCTTTTTGTAAATCATTAACTTTATTTTTAAGTGTATCTAAAGCAGTCATACAATTAGTTACATCTTTAAATTTAGGACTAACATTAAAATCCATAAATGTCAACAATGTTTCTGCAATACCTTGGTAATTTTCTACAACTTCATCTGCTCTATTTCTAAGACTGTCATATAAGTCACCAAGAGTTTGATGAGCAGCATAAGAACCTTGACCAGTCATTCCCCAATGAAGAAGATGGATTTTATTAGCAACTTCTAACATGCTTAATGCTAACTCTGCTACCAAGTTATCTAATCTACCTGACCCACGGAAACCTGCTTCTAAGTCTTTAATTACTTCGGTTCCATTCTTTTCTAAACTATCTAAAGGAGTTAGATATTTTGATAGATCTTTTGCCATTATTCTGGGGTATTATTTTGAATAAGTTTATTATTAATTTCTTGCTCTTTAAGTTCTAATTGCTTTTGTTTAATTTCAAAGTCTTTCATCATTTTTTCCAATGATGCAGAATTCTTTTTATCATCACCTTCAGCTGCAATAAGAGCAAGTTCAATTTGTAATTGACGATCTTTTTCTTTATCCAATTGTTGAGACTCAATTTGAGCTTGTTGAATTTGCATTTGTTGCTGTCCTTGTTGGGCTTGAGCATCTTGTTGCGCTTTTTGCAATTCTTCTTGAGCTTTCTCAGCTTGTCTAATTTTATCTTTAATTTGTGGGAAACTATCGCTTTCAAAGATTGAAATAGCTGCTGACATTGGAAGACCATTCTGTACAGCTGCTTGTGCAAATCCTCTAATAGCTTGAAGTTTCTCTACATCTTTACCAGCATCAGAGACAAAGATTCCATATTCAGATTCTAAGTGTCCTAATCCTTCAACATCCAATTCAGCTAATGTGTTGTCTGGCATTACAAACATTCCTTTCTTGCCGTTAATCCAAGCCACTTTAGAGTAGTCGATTAATCCTTGCAATTCACGTTGCTCAAAGTTTGAGAACTTTCTAAATATATCCTCTGTTATATGAGAAGATTGGACAATGGCTTGTTGTGATGTTCCTTTACCTTCATACATTCCAACGGAACCTTGGCGTTGTCTATTAACACCACTCAATTTTTCCCACTCAACCATTATCGATTCTAAGAGGGTAAGATATTGTGAGATCGTCTTAATTGACATATCCAACACAGATTGGTGCTGGGGGGATAGTTGTATTCCCTCTTTGTTATAGTCTACCCAAGCAATACCTGTACCCTCTACATAGTACATAAACTTATCCATGTCCCAATTTTTAGGGATCATATTAATATCGAATTGAGCAACAATATCCTTAGACCTGGCTATTGCTAACTCCATGCGGTACTTGTAAATATTGTAATTTAGCTGATAAGGAATTCCAAGACTAACTAAAGAGATAGGTTGAGAATTAATATCAGAATATTTTCTTCCGTTAATTGGTAGTTTACAAATTGATGGGTTATCTAGACTAGTTCTTTGAATTGCTAATGGATTCATTTTAATATAGAATCTTCTATCAATTCTAATTCCTTCCCATACTTCATTAACCCACTCCCACTCTAAAGTTGCTCCCATCTCTTGTTTCATCTCAGCAGTTAACTTAAAAGTTTCATCAACTTCTTTAACCTCTTGAGTTCCCGTATTGGGATCTATATAATTTAAAAACCCAATTCTTTTTCTTGACTTCCAATACACCGTTACAATTTCTATCAATCTGTTACGATAGATATTATCATCAGCTCCAGATGCTTCTGCACGATACAAAAGATAAGCTTCTGCAGATGTATGAGTAGGAGATTCTAATTCTAAAATTTGTTCAGCAGTTAAGAACTCTCCATAAGCATCAACTATAGTAGAGGCATGAGAAAATTTTCCTT